ATGCGGTTGCATAAATCCAATCTCACCGCGGCGCAGCACCGGAATCTGGATGGCAGGCCCGATCTTCAGATTACCGCCTCGGGTCTTGGGCACCTCGATGGGAGGCAGTGTGGCCAAGGACGTGTAGTCGAACACCGAGTCGCGCTGGGCCTTTATCTCCTGTTGCCAAGTCGAACATACCTCAGGCACACCGCGGCTCTCTGTCATCTTCCGGTGGATAAGCTCCGAGCGCCAACACACAAACGGGTACTGGCCGTGTGCATAGTCCAACAACTCAAAGTAGCCCCATTTGTTGCCTACTTGAGGGCTGAACACAGTGTAGTACACACCCGGGATACCATCGGCATCCACAGCCTTCTGATACGCATACACGATCTCAATGAGGTTCTCGCGGTCATCGAAAAAGTTGTTAGGCAGCCCAACAAGGTACGTATAATCAGCAAAGTTTGAGAAACGGCCCATTGTGTTAACGGCTTCCTTGGCCCATTCCTCATCCCAATCGTCTGTCTTCACCTTCTGCATGACTTCGATTTCCGTCATGTAGTAGCGGCGGAACACCACTCGGGCACTCTGGATGTCGGTGGTCTCAGGTGGGCATATAATCTCATCCCATGGTGCCAAAGCTGTGATCATTGGCTTGTTCTGGGTCATTACGGGCACCGGAAAACCGCACACACCTTCATCGCGTAGTTCTCGGATGGCTTTAACCGCACGGCGCTTTTTAAGATTAGGGAAAGCCGCCATCATCAATTCGGCTGACTGATCGTCCGCCTCAGGATTAGCAATAAGGTTAGGGAAGTCAGCTAGGACCGAGCCCTCAGGGGACTGGGCAGCTAAACCCATTACTTGTTCCATAGTCAGTTGCTGCTCCTTCTGGCCCATCTCTTGTTGCCATGAAATATGCACCCCCGCCCACCCGTAGGTCCAAAGGTATTGCGACAGCAGTTCAACCTCCCGAGTTAAGTCTGAGTACATCTTAGAGTTCACCGCCCAATCCATCAAGTTGTGTGCCGTAGCCGCCTGCTCAACTGTACTCACATTACTAGGCACAACTCGAAGCATTGAGCGCCAGAAGGCAGTTGAGCACAGATCCACAAGCCCATTTACCACCTCGTCAGCCAAAGGGATGCGCGTGTCACTAGCACCGTCCCAAGGAAACGCCGGCTTGTTAGCATTACCAGCGTCATTGTTCTTCTTACCATCAGGTGTTTGACCAGGCCAACGGCAGAAACGCGTGTTCTCAATACGCTCAATGCGGTTACTGATGCCGTTATCCGTAGCAGCACGGCGCAATTCCTCAGTCAAAGCATTCACATTAGGTTCTTCACCCACTGTTGCCATTTCATCCGCCGACTGCTTGTAAGAATCCCCTTGCATAATTTTTATTTTAGTATCCACCACCGCCGTTGCGGCTATCAAATCCCCCTCTTCCAACGTAAGCAAGACCCGATACTAACAACATCCCTAAGCAATCTATCGGATCCTTGGTCGCTCCCTTCTGCCCATCTCGCCCAGTGTGTTCAGACAGCGAGTACACCAAGTTAAAACAGTCCTGCACGATGTACAACGAAGGTTCATTCAGTGGCGTTAGTTCCTGCGTTGCATCGTAGGACAGATGCGAATTGATCACCGAGGTCCGTTGGTCCACAGGCACTCCTGGGGCCGGTACAAACGCCATCCCTTCATCCATTGGGTCCTCCGATTCTGCCAACAAATCAATCAGTGTCGTTCCCCCAGCAGCACTCAACGCCGGTGACCCACCAGCCTTCGGGTCAATTAACCGCATAACCGGCTCTCCCCTACCCAACTCCTCTTCTACTTGCCGGAATAACTTCCGGTACTCCGCAATCGACCGCCCTGCCTCAAGCAACTGCGCAGGCCCCGCTTTGCCGTCTGCTTTCTCTGACGGTAACACCCATTCCCCATAGCTCCCGTACCCTGGCCATTCCCGCACAACTACCCGCTTCCCGTCTTCATACACCACAATCCACAGAGCAAACCAATTCCGCGCTCCTGCAGGGTCACAAATCATGTACAGCGTGCCCCCCGACGGCACAGAGGTCTCCGGGATACAGTGTACCTCAGGCCGAAACCTACTGAACGCTCGACCAACCAATTCACTGGCCCACCCATAAGCCCTTATCAGCACCTGGGCTACCGGCGCCGTCACCAGCTTACTCTTCATCTCATCCCATGGGTTATACGGGTTGTCCTCCGAAAAGTAGAACACCGTCCGCCGGTTGGTCGACACCTGCTGCATCACCCGCGGCGCCTTCCCAACAGGCCATGTCGGCAACCCCTGCTTCTTTTCCAACAACTCCCCCTTGTCCCACACCAACACCTTAGCTCCCGCCGTAAAGTCCTTGTAAACACTCGCCACTCCCTCTAATGGCGTCTGCGTCACTAACAGCTTCCCACGCCGCGTCACCAACCGATACCGCAACGTGTCCACCCACATCTGCGGAACCAATTCATCGCACCACACCATGTCCGCTTCCCGACCTTCAATTGTGTTTTCAGATTGCGTGTAATTAAGGAAGTCGCACCGGCTCCCGTTAGGTAGAATAAACGAGCCATCGGTGAACCCATTCTTCCGGCTGTAATTCAAGTAGTGGATCCGCCCCTTTTTAGTCCCCCTTAATGCCACCGGCAGGTAGTTGTAGATCGCCGGCTGCTGCACCGTAACACTCGTCGCATGACTCGTGTGACAACACAGCACCGAGGCGTTCTCCTTCTCCAATAATGTCTGCACAATCCTACGGGCTGCCCATAGCGTTTTCCCTGCTCGATTGCCGCCACTAATCAGCATCTCCTGACACAGTGCCCACTGCGCATTACCCACCTCCCAATGGTCCGGCACAAAACCATAAGTGTATGGGTCCGCTTTCTCTAATAAGACCAATTGCGTTCGCTGCCCCCTTAACTCAACAGCACGCGGGTGCGCTGCGTCTACTCGTGGTATGACAGGGTGCAATGGCTGTTCGTTCCACCAGACATCGTTGCAGTGTGTGTTACAGAATCGCTTTTGCTTTACGCCAGCAAACTGTTTGATGACGGCGAATGGTTTAGAGCAGGTGAGGCAGGTGAGAGAGGGCATTTGTTAATATTTTTCGTTTTAGTTAACCCGTCGCCTTTTAGGGGCAGAGGCCGAGGGCTGACCCCCTCCCCCCCTTGTGACAATGGGTTGTCCTGTCGGGTCAAGGTGAAGGCAGCGGGTGTCGGTTAGCATCAGTTAAGGTCAACTGTTAGCACTAGTGTTAGCATTAACAGGCGTTAGCACTTAAAACACCAATGAATAGCCTGTTTTAAGCAGGGTTGAATCGAACCGTCGGTTAAGGTCAGTCAGGCAACTGCTCATCATTGACTGGTGTCACGTCGCGTTCCTTCATGTTCTTCATTAGGTCACGGTGTGATATGGTAGAACCTATTGAAAGGTGAATAGAGGTGGGTTGCCCTTTGATTATAGATAATTTATCAGTGAGCACAGCTATTGATACGGGTAGTGTTCTATCATCGATATATCCCATCGATTCTTCTGCTAATCTCTTAGTTCCCTTCCATATTGCTATCTCAAGAAAACCAATAACATCTGCCTTCCAATCTTCCTCATTAGTTGGGTAATTATCAGGAACCTTAACACCTCTGATATACTTTAAAGCTGTAGTACTACTCAATCCTGTCTCACTCACTATCTTCTCAAGTGAGCTATTAACCACAATACCCTCAAATATCTTATCAGCAGTCTCTTGGGTGAGCTTGGCGTTAGGGTGCTGGTTATCGGGTGGCACCTCATACCCAACTGCCTGTGCCGCCTGTAACACCTTCAACTTAAACTCAGGGCTCAACTTCGGGCAATCCTTGAGCACGTCAGCCACCATGTTGCGGTTAGTGCACGCCTTCTTAGCCACGTCATCTAAGGACGCCCGTTTTTTCACGTTTGCCATAGCTAAAATGAGTAGGGGTAATCGCCCCAATGCTTCAAAAGTTTTTTGGGCAGCATAGCGTAGTGTTCGACTCCACATAGACTCATGCGCATAGCAGCCGCAAAGTCTTCTGAAAGGTACTCCCACTGATTAGGTAAAGTCTCGCAAGCCATCGGCATCCAGAGTGACGGGAACTCACCTGACGCAGGGTCCTTGCAGTACTGGATTCTATACGGTAGTGCCACTGTGGGCTCACTTAGTGTTTCAAGCGTCTCTACGAGCCTCCTGCGAGGTATAGCGAGGCATCCTGAGGCGAACATTGAGATGGGCACTAGCTCCTGTGCTGAGTCAGCTTTACTCACCTGAGCTTTAAGTGCGTCGAGGTGTTCTATTTTAGGTCTGAGTGCTGGGCGTGGTGGTAATGACCTGCATGGGTACGGGATGCACACGGTGACTTGGTGTTCGTGCGCTAACTCAGCCATACGGATGATGTCCGCGGGGTTGAACTCGATGTCGTGGTCAACTTGGATCCACACATCCTTACCGCTATCGAGAAACCATTTGGTCGCACGACAACGAGAGCGCGAGATGAGTGCATCTTCACGTATGGTACGTAGGTCTGTCTGCCTGTCTGATAGCACAAATGTGGCTGTTAGTCCTACCCACGACATCAGACAGGGGGCTGACACACCGCCGTAAGCATAGAGCGAGGTGTGTATTGACGGTCGGGTGCCTGATGTGGTTAGTGGTTGGACTACTGACTCAGATGGTGCAGCGAATACGAATGGATCGTTCATTGGTTGTTAGTGTTTTCAAGTTTAATGCGAGTGAGTTCCATACCTTGATCGATGATGCGCCCAACGGATCCGCGGGGCACTTGGCATTTCTTAGCTATGTCAGCGTAGCAATAGCCGAGGGCTTTGAGTTCATAGGCTTGGAGGGACACTTCATCGGTATGTCGCATGGAGTTAGGGTTGCAGGTCGGGTTTTCTGGGTAGGACATGAGTCCTCTAGCGACTGCAGAAGCAACCAGGGCAGCAGACTCAGAGAGTAGCTTGGTATTCTCTATGTTCCGAATGGCGTTGGCGTTGGTGTTATGGACGGCGTTCATTATATATGGACTTGGACTTGCACTGTTGGATCAGTAAACCGGCAGAATTGTCCTTCGTAGTACAGCTTGACCATACCACACTCACCGTCTCGTTGCTTTGCTATAATGACCGAGGCTTCACCTGAGGGTGCTTTACGGTCACGGTCGAGCAGCATAACTAGGTCAGCGTCACGCTCAATTTGACCTGAGTCTGCAAGATCAGTGAGTCTAGGTTGCCGGCCTTTGTCCTTCTCATTCTCCCGGTTGAGCTGGGCTAGACAAAGCATGGCGACACCTGTCTGCACAGCGATGTCCTTGAGCTTACCTGATACTTCAGCGACCTCATAGGTGCGCTTGTCAGCTTTGTCGGCTGATTTTACCTTCTGTAAGTAGTCAATAATGACTAGTTTCACTTGGTGTTTACGAACGGCTCTCCGAATGCTGGCAGTGATGGCCGCTATGCTACTAGACCCATCGACAAACCATAGGG